TTAGCCCATCATTTTTCTATACGCCTCTGCAGCCTGCTCCGGCGTTAAGTTGGTAATTTCTGTTCTGACGGGTCCTCCATCAGCGCCAGTCACTTCATTTTTGACGTTGTCTTTAAACGCCTGAACAGAAACATGACGCCCAAGCAACTCAAGGTTTTTAACCTTATCAGGCCACTTAATCTTTTTAAGGATCCCGACCATTTCTCTGTCATCTCCTCGCCCCTCAAACATTTCAGCGAGGTTAAATCCACTCAGGTACCGACGCCACGATTCCGGCCACGCAGACAGAGGCTTAATACTTAAATCGTCCTCCAGGATGTCAGCCACATCGAGCCTGTCGATCTCAACCAGTCGCATCAGCACATAATTAGCATCAATGCCCAGTTGATCAATACGCTCCTGCTTTAGCTCGTTAATACGGGCGCGTATCTCAGGTTTACCGTATAGTTCAGCCCCCGTAACATGTGCTCGCCTGGAGACGTAGCCTGCGCGAATAGCTGCTTGTGTAGCATTCAGATCGACAAGAAACTCGCGACAAAACACCTCGTGTTTTGCTTTCAGCTTCTTAGTCATTTTATTTTCCAGTTATCAGGTCATTATCGAAGCCCCTCCTGGAAGAGCTTCTGTAATGCTATTACCGGGACTGTTCTATTTGTCGGACACCAGCCAACTGGTTATTCGCCTTCTCGATGGCTGCCAACAGTGGGTTAATCCACAGAACAGCCTGGCAATATGTCAACGTTCTGGTGGTAGTGGCACGATCACCGGCTGAGTCAATGTCCCCGGAATCGGCGTGCAATGCGCTGGCGCGTAAACGGTTCGCGTAGTTGAGCAACCCGACAGCAATATCAACAGGAACAGGGAAATCACAGTTCTTTTCACGGAGCAGAACCTCACGGTATTTGATGACTGTCTTCTCGTGACCGATGTCGACCAGAGAATTTAATCGGCTTGCGTTTTCTGCTATCTGGTTAAAACGATTGAAGTTTAATGCCTGATTAGCTATCACTTTCCCTTGATATTCAGCTTCACCTTCCGCTTTATCAGCCCGCAACTTTTCTGCCTGATACTTGCTGTGGTAATGGTTTGCAGACCAGACGAGCGCCCCAAAGGCAGAGAAGAAAAATGCCGCGATGACAATCTTATAAGTCAGCTTCATTTACCACCCCACCAGCATCTTTAAACCTGGAAATCAGGTCACCGATTTTATGTTCATACTGACCGTAACCTGCACCAGGTAACGACGCCCAGATATTGCTGCAACGGTCGATTGCCTGACGAATATCGCCACGGTCAATCATCGGTAAAGCGCCACGCTCTTTAATCTGCTGCAGCGCCACAGCGTCCTGACTTTCTGGCGAAAAATCTTTCAGGCCAAGCTGCTTGCGGTAGGCATCCCACCAGCGTGAAAGAAGCTGATACCGGCCTGCGGCTGTTGATTTAAGCTTCGGGTTTAGCGTGACAAGTTTGCGAGGGTGATCGGAGTAATCAGTGAACAACTCACCTCCGACGATAACGTCATAACCGTGATTACGTGTCGGTTGTCGCCCGTTATCCGTTCCTTCTGACCATGCCACCATATCCAGGAAAGCTTTGCGTTGGGAATTTAGTGTCTGCATGAATTACTCCTTAGAGCCACCAAACTTGTTACCGATTACTCGCATTGCAGCCCCACGAATAGCATCGACACCGATCAGCCCAACACCACCACCAATGGCAACAGAAAGAGATTTAGGCCATCCAACATACTCAAGAGCGGATGCAAAGGTCAGCGTCAGAGCACCACAGAGCAAAATCTCAAGCGTTTTTCGTTTCCAGCCGCCGCCACCGCCAAAATAGGCAATGCGCAAGCCAGCCATAACAATTGACATAACCACTGCGCCCAACGGCGTATCTCCACGCCACCAACTTTGTAAGAGTTCCAGTAAGTCAGGCCAGGAATGAGGAGCATTGTGCATTTTCATACTTCCCACCTCCGCCATTACGGGGTGTTGTTGAAAGGCGGGCCCTGCGTATACGCCCGTAGGATTGGGTTATGAGCCGTCCTTCGGTGGGCCCTGAATACAAAAAAAGTTCGCCATAGCGAACCTTGTTAAATTTGTTAAAAAAGGAAGTTATTTAACATAATGTACGTTATAGGAACCACACGATCCCCGCTCGCAATAGATTTGCGATGAAAGGCCTATTTAATCAACTTAAGTGGTCCAGAATGACGAAATTCGAGTGAATAAAAGGTGCATAAAAAAGGGCAAAAACTGCATAGCGTTTTTTCGCAGCGAAAGCCCTGTTTTATTAGCTTTTCCCCAGAATGGGGCAATAAAAAAGGCCCCCTTGCGGAAGCCTCTTCGTGATGAACTGTTTTCAACAGATATCAGGCTAATCGGCTTTTTGGAATTCCACAACTATTTTTTATCTTACCTTGATGCCTGATGCCGTCAGATGTTTACGACAGTCCTGAATACCTTCGTTATAACCCGCATCGTAGAAGCTATCCGGCTTTGCCTTCAGCGCAGGAAGCGTAACGCTGGTAGCTCTTCGTTCGGCCAGAACACCTGCCTGAAAGAGTGTCCACATCAACTGAACTGCTGAATCACAGTAAGTAACATCTTCACTGTACAATTCTCGTTCAATCCGATGCCAAGTTGAGCCTTCATTGATGCGCCAATATTACCTTTGACCTGCAACGACAGGTCTGGGTACCTCTGTTCCATGAAGCTTTCAAATCTGTTGCGAACGCTGATCAGAGCCATCTGGTTCCCTTACGTGATTGATTGCTGGATATTATGCCGCCGAGCAGCTCCTACGCAAAGTCCTGATAGCCTGAGGCTTTGACTGAACCGACTGATCCATTTCGAGCACCACATCCAGCATGGCTAAGCAACCGTCAATAAATCCCTCTGCCGCCTGAAGCCTCTTCAGAACGTGGGTGTGAGATACGCCGAGCTTCTCACCCATCGCCCGCACGGGCATGGCCTGGACGTAATGCCACTCAAGGAGCGTGCACAGATACGGATCTTTTTTCTTCAGGCAGCTCATAGCGGAGTTGATGATAAGACCGTCATTGTCACTGCATTTCAGCCTTCCAGACTGCGTCGCGGGTAGCAGATTCTTAAACCCGGCTGCAACAGGAGGAAAGTAGACGCTACCACCTTCACTCGCTGCCCAGCCACCCCAGCGCTCTAAAACCTGTTGAATATTACGCATAGCTCTGACCTCTACGTTTTGCTACGAAAAAATTTTCTGAGAACCACGTCTGTTTATCCGTGGGTGTGGATAACGCAGTTCCGATTCGCTTATTACACGCTGTTATGTGCAAAAAATTCCTTGTTCGGCCTGTACCAATCTGTACCCACCTGTACCAGCTCTTTTCAAACCTTTTCCCCAAGCGACTTATATATATATATGGGGTTCTTAGTAATTAGGTTGGTACAGATGGTACAGTTGGTACTGACCTTTAAATTCAATTAGTTAAAATGTACCAACCTCTATTTTGAGGCTGGTACAGGTTGGGACACCGCCTCAAAAATTCGAGTCATTTTCCCCCCAATTCGCCTTTGGGCACGCTTATACCCGCAATTTTGCAAAACATTACTAATTCGCATTTCTTCGCGTTTTCCGATGCGGTCAGGATTTAGCCCAATCGCATCACGCAAAACATCACTTGCGCGTAAAAATTCGCAATTTCGCGGAAGTTCATTAGTCATCAGGTCTGGCGTGTCGAGCCATTTCTCTACCGTTTCAAGCCAAGCATCCTTGATGGTGTACTGTTCATGGACACTCGCTGCCAGTTGTTCAGCCTCACGGAACTGGATACCCCCCAGACGCTGAAACACCTCACGAGCCTCAGCCCAAAGTAAAAGGAGATCTCTTTTTATCGCTTTCACGTCGACTTTCGACACTTCCACGGGGAGCCAGCGACGGTTACCAGTCTTGTCCGCAAGGAATTCGTCCTCATTGGTGGTACCAACGAACACCAGGCGACGAGGAAACTGGGTGGCGAACTCCCGGTATTTCGGGATCCAGTTTTCGTGAGTACGCGTCACAAACGCTTTGATTGACTCCAGCTCTTTGGTATTAAGTCCGCGCAGTTCACCAATCTCTGCCACCAGCCGACCACGCATTTTTCGAGCGAGATCATCGTCTTTTTCGGCAAAAGAGATTTCAGTAAAAAACGCAGGATCAGGGCTCAGTGCCTCCACTCCGGAAGACTTACCGCAGCCCTGCGGACCAACGAGGATCGGCACCATATCCGCTTTGATGCCTGGCTCCAGTACTCGCCCCGCCAACGCGGTCCACATGTACATAGACACCGCACGGGTATAAGGCGTGTCGGCTGTACCGAAGTGCGTATGGTAGAAACATTCGATGCGCGGCACGCCATCCCACTCCAGCCCGTTCAGCCAGGTAATCGCTGAATCGAATGGTTGTTCATCGGCTGCAAGTAACACCACATCGCGAATAAGTTCACGACCAACAGGTTTAAATCCCCGCTTTTCCATCGTGATGCGCAGGCGCGCATAATCCGCATCGGTGAATGCTCGCCATTGTCCGGATCCTGCAGAGGCAAACATGATTTCGTCGCGGAACTGGTCAAAGCGAATATCGATGTCCACAAAATCAGGGCGTACTACTGCTTTGGCTGCGTTGCTGATGGTTGCCTCGATACGCCCCCATTTATCACGCTCGAAAGCAGGCAGCGGTAAAGGTTCCGCCACTTCGGTGCTGGTCAGATCTTCGAAATCGTCGTTGCGGATCCCGATGGCATTAAGGAAATCTCCGTCATCACGATGCGCACAACTGGCATGCAGGCATTTAAAATGCCCCTGCTCAAAGCCCGCGGTTCCCGCAGGAAAATAAGCTGTGCTTGTTGGATCGCCCCCGCTACTGTGGCCGTCTTCAAACGGACAGCGGATATATCGTTCACCATTTGCGCCATCCAGCAGCGTCCAGCCATTGGCATCAAGATATTCAGCTGTATCATCCGTCGCGCCGGGCGTGAATGCTGATCGGTCGCGCATCTTCGTGTTGCCCGCTTCGGTGGTTACCGACACAGGGAGTTGTTCAGCCAGGCGCTGCCACAGCGTTTCAAGCTGCTCACCAGTAATAGCCGGAGGTTCATCCGGCAAACCACCGTCCCATTCAATACGCGCGCCGCTGCTGTGCGTACCACAGGCAACGAACTGCTGCCCGTTCGCCAGCAACTCGATAATGCCCATATCCCCCGCCAGGCGATGGATACGCTTACAGAAATCACCATCAACGGCCAGCAGATACAGACACTTATTACTGTTTGCTCGCCAGCGTCGCGGCGGCAACTCCCCCAGAAGTTGCACAAGCGTTTTGCGAATATCTGCCTGAATGTCTTCATCTTCGCTATCGCAGTCCAGCGCCAGCCAGCCATGGCCTGTACGCACGCAGATGCCATAATCCGGTTCATTCGACCAGCGGGCAAAATCATGCTCAGTAACAACATACCCGGTCCATTGAGCAATACCGGTGACCTGGCGGTCCCGGTTATAGCGACTTGGCGTCTTACCCAGCGCTTTCAGTTTACTATCAGGGGATATGGTCGCACCGGGGTTACATACAACTGGGAGAAGATGATCAGTTCTCCCCAATACCAGGTCGAAATGAAACCACTCATCAGGCGTAGCTCCCCATGGTTTGCTATCGGACATGGGTTAAGCCTTTTTATCGTTTTGTGAGCCATACAACAGCCAATTAGGGTCGCAATCCAATGCTATAGACATTTCAAGAAGATAACGTGGCCGAGCAATAACACCACTTTCAATTCTGTTTATTGCCTGCTGGCTCACTCCTGTGAGCTCAGCCAACGTAACTTGCGTCATTTTGAGTTCTTTACGTCGTTCTTTTACTCGGGTCGCTAAGGTCATTGCTTTCACCTCATACAATTTTAGTGGTATTTAGCAACAACAAATGAGGTTTGTCAAATACAACAAAAATTGTTTTTAATGTGGGTATACACATTAATACAACCCAGAAGGACTAATCCCATGTCTCTCGCAGCCCGTTTTAAAGCACGTCGTTTGGAATTAGGAATGACTCAAGTGGAAGTAGCGAATTCTGCAGGGGTTAGCCAACAATCCATAGAATCCATCGAAAGTGGACGAACCAGAAAGCCACGCAATCTTCTGGATCTGGCTAAGGCCTTGAAATGTAGCCCAGACTGGCTACTGAACGGTAAAAATATTATGCCTCTCGCGGAGATAAGTACCAGACGCATACCTATATTAAGTTACGTTCAGGCAGGAGAGCTTACAGAAGCAAGAGACATAACAGATCTGACAGGGGAATTTGAATATATTTTGGCAGACTCTGACATTCCAGAAACATGCTTCGCATTACGTATTGATGGCGACAGCATGCAACCAGAGTTTAAAGAAGGAGACATTGTTATCATCGATCCTGATCTATGTCCTGCACCAGGGGAGTTTGTTGTCGCCAAAAACGACGGTCACGAAGCTACATTTAAAAAATACCGTCCATTAGGAATCGGCATCGACGACTTTGAATTAATCCCCCTAAATCCTGATTACCCTATTTTTCGTAGTGCAGATATGAACTTACAGATCATAGGTGTAATGATCGAACACCGTATTTACCGCCGTAAACGTTAGTATTCCCACCGTAAATATCGGGAGGCGTAACAGCCTCCCTTACCCCATTTGTAAAGTCTTACAAATTAAATTCACTTAAATATCAATAAAGTAGTATTCACACCCCACAAAATACCACGTTTGCGGTTTACACAATACAACTCAAATTGTATCTTTAGCCACAAGTCGAACGGCGCGACTCTAAACCATGCGTCGGGACCGTGGCGGGACAGGATGTCGGCAATACGGGTCAGTAAGTTCCCTTTGGGGTGCGGCGAAGCACTGCCTACTGATACAAGTCGAAGCCGCCGAACCACCAAAGTGAACTGAATGAGGAAACGGCGTGAAAACATATAAACCGCTCAAAGGTGAATGCCCTGCTTGCCAAACACAGCTTCAGACACCAAAGCCAAAACGATACCAAATCAACGAATGTTATGAGCACTGCCCTGGATGTGGTGCTTTCCTGCATACCATTGCAACGCACTGGCGTGTCCGCTTCAACCTTGTGGTACCACGTACGCACAATACCAACTGAATCATCCATGTAATTGCTGTGTGTAGTCTTTGCCCGCCGCAAGTGACGGGCTTTTTTATGTCTGAAAGCGCACTCGCAACAGCGCGCTCCCCGATATGAAAAAAGGAATACAACCGATGAAACCTGAACACCTCTATCGACTGACGGGGCGCGATGTTCTCCGTTATCGCCGTAAAAACTTCGATTTGATGACCGGTCTGGCCGTTGCCACTGCGCTCGGTCTGATCATCACTTTCATTCTCCTTGTTGCGAGGACCACAGTATGAGTTTAGAAACCAGTCTCGAACTTAATAATCAACTTCTGGCACAACATAATGCGCTGCTTGAACGTCTTATCCGCACAATGGCATCAGGTATTGTTATGCATCCTGACACGATTTCACGAGTGCAGGAATGTCGGGATACAGCAACTGAAACTGAAAATATGTCAGCGGCAATGACACTGGATGATCTGGAGTTCAGCGACGTTATCGCACTGGCTGGTTTCTACCCGGTAGCCACCCCTATCACAGAAGACATGCTGCAACGTGCTGTTGCCTACCGTGATGCTGAAGGCGATAAACGAGTAGTTCAGATTGATCCTCTCGACAGCGCATTGCAGGGCGTCAAACGAGCCAGGGCACTGCATAAACCCGCTCTTCTGGACCTGTCCCGTAACATTCTTAAGTTCTGGGACGACCTGCCAACCATCGGCGAGCGACGTGCTTTTGCCGAGCAACTACTTGATGCACCTGCAGATGGGCGTGATGAAGTTAAGCCGAAAAAGGCCAGTAACAAAGATGGAGAACGCACGGGGCCGTTTTACGTCAAAAATGTATCCGGCACAGCAGCCAGTGAACTCCACACCTTACGCAAGTTGAACGAGATGCTTAAAAAAGGCCATATCGAGATCAACCGTGTTGAGTACCTTCAGCTGCAGGAAGAATTTGCACGCAGAGACGCAGCAAATTCCAGCCAGAATAATGACGCCAAAGATGACCATACAATTGATTTCGCGGCACTACGCAAACAAGCTGAAGGGTTGATCCTCCAGTTAGCAAAAGGGGGTTACCGGGCAGAAGCTATTGCAATTCTGGAAAAACAGGGAGCCAGGAAACTTGGTGAAGTAACGGATGAAAATCTCGCTGAAGTAATCACCCTGGCTGAAAAAGCACTGGAGGGTTAATCATGCCAGACGTTCATGCACAACTTTCTCCATCATCAGCGCATCGATGGATGCGCTGCCCAGGAAGTCTGGCGCTGGAGGCCACACAACCGGATAAAGAAACAACTTTTGCAATCGAGGGCACTGCAGCGCACGCGCTTGCTGAAAAAGTTCTACGAAACAGGCAAAGCCACCCGGAACACTACGCCGGATGCAATGTTTCTATGTTTCTCGGCTCATACCCCCTTCGCGAAAATCCTGATGATACATCTGGCCCACAGGTGGATGATGAAATGGTCGAAGCCGTTGGCCGGTATGTTGATACGGTCTGGACTCTTGCACAGAATAATGAACTATTGGTTGAACAACGTGTTGATTTCTCACATATAACGGGGGTGGAAGAATCTTTCGGAACTGCCGACGGCATAATCATCGCTGGTAACGAATTACAAATCCACGACCTGAAATATGGCAAAGGCGTCCGCATTGATGCAGAACAAAATGAGCAACTACAACTGTATGCTCTGGGTGCGCTCGAACAATTCAGCATGCTGTATGACTTTGAGACTGTAAGATTATTTATTCACCAGCCAAGGCTCAACCACGTTTCAGAATGGTCGTTAACCGTACAGGAACTTCAGTCTTTCGGTGAACGGGCACAGGAGGCCGCAACCAGTGCGATCCTTGTTCTCAATATTGCTGAATGCGAAGGCATTGAGACACTACCGCTGGAAAACTTCATACCTGGAGAAAAACAGTGCCGCTTCTGTAAAGCAAAAGCTATTTGCACTGCCCAGAAAATGCAGCATTTACAAACAGCGGCCAGCGATTTTGAAGATCTGACAAAGCCTGTCAGCGAAATAATCACCAATGCCAGCGCACGTGTACCTCTGTTAACCATTGAGCAGCTTGCGGAGATCTATAGCCAGGCCGACTTTATTGAATCCTGGCTAAAGGCAGTACGGGACCGGGTTCACAATGAACTCAATGCCGGACATCCGGTACCGGGGTTTAAACTGGTAACAGGAAAACAAGGTAACCGGGCCTGGAGTGATGAAGAGGCAGCTCGCGCACTTCTGAAGGACCAGTTCAGGTACAAAACTGAAGAAGTATTCGACTTTAAACTTATTAGTCCCACAAAAGCCGAAAAACTTATCAAAAAGGCCAGTCCACGCCGTTGGTCAAAAGTCGAGGCACTGATAACACGAGCTGATGGTAAACCAACCGTCATTCCCGAGTCAGACCCACGCCCCGCACTCAATATCAACCCTGTAAATGATTTCGACGACGTATCCGACGATACGCTAACCGCAGACCTCATCTGATTTAAGGAAATACCCATGAAACTGAAGCTGAACAATGTTCGTCTGGCCTTCCCGTCTCTGTTTGAAGCTAAAACTGTAAACGGCGAAGGCGATCCGCGTTTCTCCGCAGTATTTTTAATGTCTCCCAAACACCCACAACTGGAAGAAATCCGTAAAGCTATGAAGCAGGTAGCGAAGGAAAAATGGGGAGAGAAGTGGGAGCCCATTTATAACCAGCTGGAGAAAAAACTCAATCTGTGCCTGCATGATGGTGATGAAAAAGCAGAGTATGAAGGCTTCCCCGGTAATTTCTTCCTGAATGCTGCTAACAAAGCGCGCCCAGCTGTTCTTGATCGCGATCGTTCGCCACTTATTCAGGCTGACGGACGTCCCTATGCAGGGTGCTATGTAAACGCCGTTATCGATATCTGGGCACAGGACAATAATTTCGGTAAACGCATTAATGCCTCACTCGGCGGAGTCCAGTTCCTGCGAGACGGCGATGCATTCGCTGGCGGCGGAGTGGCAAGCGCTGACGATTTCGACGATATCAGCGAAGGTGCTGATGCTGAAGCACTAATTTAACCCTACTTCATAGACGCCCGGTTAAACACCGGGCTACTGATTAGGCGTATAATCACTCAGGAATCTTAATCTTTCTCAATTCTTTATTTAGTTCACAGATCTTTTTCTTAGACGGGAAAGTATCATACATCCAAAAACCAACAGTCTCTAAAACTATTATCATAACCATATACACAAGATAATTTAAAAGGCCTTCATTTTGCCCTATGGAAATAATGCAGATAATAGAAAAAAGGGTAAACAGCACAAAACACAGAAAGGAAAACAGACGACTAATAATAAATAAAAAACCTGAAAAATCAACATTAATAAAAAACACTCCGTTATCTTTCTCTATATAATTCTGAAGCTTAATCAACTGATTTATATACTGTCTTTTTTCTAATCTATTGCAAATGTAAATAACATCTCTTCGGTTATAAGATGATTGCAATTTCAGCGCATCACGAATAATTTTATCATTTATTCTTTTTTCTATGGCACTCTTATCCTCCTCATCCAGATAACGTTCATACTTAACTAAATATAAAATTAACTTCTTAACATATTTAGGCTCTTTATACTTATAATTAAAAATGATCTTTCTTATCCAGACTCCCATAACAATCAAACATGAAAAAATATATCCAGCTATTTTCTCCAGATGCTCTGTATGGTCAATCAAGTATTGGATCATATGCATAATTAATCTTTTAATCAGTTAATAGAATAAAAACCAAGGTAAACACATGTCCAATATACTATGGGGCGACCTGGAAACCTATTGCGAAATCCCTATTACGAACGGTACCCATGCGTATGCCGAAGGCGTTGAAGTGATGCTTTTCGCATGGGCTATCAACGACGGGCCAGTAAACGTGTGGGATATCACTGCCGGTGGTGGTATTCCACACGGCTTATACGAAGCAATCGCAGACCCTGAAACCCTGCTTTATTTCCATAACTCTCACTTCGACCGCACCGTTCTGCGTTATGCAATGCCGCGCCTGGCACCGCCAGTCGAACGTTGGCGCGACACAATGGTGCAGGCGCTGGCGCACGGTCTCCCGGGGTCTCTGGGGGAACTCTGCGAAGTACTAGGCGTCCCGCAAGACAAAGCGAAGGACAAAGAAGGTAAAGCGCTGATCCAGCTGTTCTGTAAGCCACGCCCGAAAAACAGCAAACTGCGCCGGGCCACCAGCAAAACCCACCCGGAAGAATGGCGGCGCTTTGTTGCTTACGCCGGACTGGATATCGAGGCAATGCGCGAAGTCTATAAACGTCTGCCGAAGTGGAATTATCAGGGGACAGAACTGGCGCTCTGGCATCGTGATCAGCAGATCAATGACCGGGGCGTCTGCATGGACGTGGAACTCGCACGCGCTGCGATCGACGCGGTAGACCAGGAACAAAAGCGCCTGGCAAAGCGTACACAGGAAATGACTGATGGCGAAGTGCAGGCAGCCACACAACGAGACGCGTTGATTAAGCACATTGTTGAATCCTACGGTGTGGAGCTACCAGACATGCAACGCAGTACTCTGGAACGTCGTATTGCCGACCCCGATTTACCATCTGCCGTGAAAGAACTGCTGGCTATCCGCCTGCAGGCCAGTACTACCAGCACCAGTAAATACAAGGCACTGATGAAAGGCGTAAGCCACGACGGGCGCTTACGCGGTACGCTACAGTTCTGCGGGGCGTCACGTACCGGTCGTTGGGCCGGACGGCTATTCCAGCCCCAGAACCTTCCCCGCCCTTCACTAAAACAGGAACAAATAGACGAAGGCATCGAAGCACTGAAAGCCGGATGTGCAGACCTGCTGTTTGACAATATCATGGAACTAACCAGTTCAGCGTTACGTGGCTGCATTATCGCGCCAACAGGCAAAAAGCTGGTGGTAAGTGACTTGTCGAACATTGAAGGCCGTATGCTGGCATGGCTGGCGGGAGAAGAATGGAAACTGAATGCATTCAGAGAGTACGACGCCGGAACGGGTCCGGACTTATATAAACTGGCGTATGCAAAAGCTTTCGATATTGCACCAGATGATGTTGATAAACACATGCGTCAGATCGGTAAAGTCATGGAACTCGGTCTGGGTTATGGTGGTGGTGTGTCGGCCTTCATCACTTTTGCACTGGTTTACGGTCTCGATCTCGACGAGCTGGCGAACGCCGCACTACCAAACATTCCCCGCGATGTTATCCGCGAGGCGAAAAGCTGGTACGACGAATCGGTTAAACGCAAGTCAACCTACGGGCTTTCTGAACGGGTATTTATCGCCTGCGACTCACTTAAACGTCTCTGGCGCCGGGCGCATCCCGCGACCTGTGATTTCTGGTACGAACTGGAGCGCACCGTCCGCACTGCAATCGCCACACCGCAAAAAACATTGTATTGCGGTTATCTTAAAATCCGCCGCGATGGCGCGTGGCTGCGCATACAGCTACCATCCGGACGCGCTGTATGCTACCCGTCTCCGGTTATCGAAAAAGGGAATATCACCTACATGGGGGTTAACTCTTATTCGCGTAAATGGCAACGACTCAAAACCTACGGCGGAAAGCTGGTGGAGAACATCACCCAGGCGGCCGCCCGCGACATTCTGGCCGGAAACATGCCGCTTATCGAAGATGCCGGTTACAGCATTGTGCTGACGGTACACAACGAGGTGATCACCGAAGCACCTGACACAGAAGATTTCAACGATAAAGCGCTTTCCGCGCTTCTCTCCACTGACCCCGAATGGGCGCCCGATATCCCACTGAACGCTGGCGGTTTTGAGGCGTACCACTACAAAAAAGATTGATATAACTCACCTTATCGAGCTATGGCGACATGCTGAATTCGAGTAAATTAAAGGAACAATACTTATGCAGGAACTAACTGAAATGCCGATCACCTATCCATACCCGAGAGAAACTTTTCCTGACTTTTTGAGGGAGTGTGGGTTCACCAATTTTTCCCACGAACAGCGTGAGACTTGTGACTGCTATCGTTTAACGAATGGCGTAATTGTTAACCTTTACACCACCCGGACCATTCAGTTTCAAGGTAACCCTCAAGAACGTCCCAATGTTGAAACTGCAATAATGACCCATTTAGGAACGCCGCCCACGGCAACACCACTAGCCGTAGAACAGCCATCTGAGCTCCCCAAAAAGATATTCATTGTTCACGGCCATGACCATACTGCAAAGGAGCAACTTGAGCTAATCCTTCATAAACTTGGATTACCAGACCATTTCATTTTGCAGAATACGGGAGGGACTGGACTCACCATTATTGAAGAGCTTGAACGTGAAATTGGGCAAGGACAAACTGCTACCCGTTTCGGGATTGTTCTTTTGACACCTGATGATATGGGATACTCAAAGCGCGCCGGTGAAGCAGAAATCCAACCCCGCGCAAGACAGAACGTTGTACTCGAGATGGGTATGCTTCTTTCGTCCTTAGGGCGCAGCAATGTAGCAATCCTTCAGAAACAGCACCTAGAACAGCCTTCTGATGCTAACGGGATTTTGTATCTGAATTTCAACGACCATGTACGTGAAACAGTTCCTCGTCTAGTGCAACGGTTACAAAATTCTGGTTTCGAATTTACACAAGCTCAAATAGCTAACGCTTCCTCGTAATTACCCCTTATTGTTGATTACAACCCTGCATCGCGGGGTTTTTTATTTGGGAATAAAAACCCTATGTCATTTAAATACCGGGACAGTCCGCTTTATTACCGGACTGTGCGGGAGGCTTTGCACCTTGAACAGTCCGGCGGGTACGACCGGGCGATGCAGGTCTGGGCCAAAGCGAACGTCGGTTTGATTTTTGTCTGATGCAGAACATGCGCGAAAAGCGTAAGGAGGTGGACGATGTCTAATATCGATAATAAGGGTTGGGGGTTCCCCGCTCTGTCAAAAAAAGCACATTTCTTTAATTCGGGGGAAGCCATATCACTATGCGGAAAATGGATGTTCATAGGTATCAGGATTGATGAATGGCATGACCATCCTGAGAACTGCGCTATCTGCATGAAGAAACGCAAAAAGCAGGAAGGCGAAAGCTAATGGCCTATGAACGTGAAAACCTAATCGAAAAGCACCTCGTCGCTGAAGTAAAAAAGGCTGGCGGGGTTGCCTTTAAGTTCGTATCCCCCGGTCGCCGCTCGGTACCAGATCGCATTGTTCTGCTACCCGGCGGTCGTATCATTTTCGTTGAATGTAAATCCCCCGGCAAGCCACCACGGCCTGACCAGTTGCGCGAACACGGACGGTTGCGCGCGCTGGGCTTTACCGTAGTGGTGCTGGATAGCAAAAATCTGGAGGCCATTATTTTAAGCCGCAATAAAGGATAAAAGACTTATGCTTTAATCCGTATTTTTAACACGTATTTCGAAACACCCTTTTAATTTAGCTATTTCCTTTTTAGAGGACATGATTGTGAATCTCATCCCTTTTAAATCATTAACAAATTCAAATTTTGCGCTATTTGACTCACAATCACCAACAACAAAACCACTACCAAATGAATTGAGCAACACTTTAGTATTACTACCATCTACCATATAATATTCGTTATTTTTAAATGCAGTAACCTTCCCGAATGTATAGCTCAATATCAACAACGTTATCACCCCTAAAGGAAAAGCTGACTTTAGGATTTTTAAATCGATATAATAAAATACGTTCTTATACTCTGCAAGCCTCCCAAATTTTCTAATGCTCTCCATATGATGTTCGTGTCTCTTACTATGGATTGGCATGGACACCACATTGTGATAATTCAACAAAAGCATAGCAAATAATAAAATATCCTGAACACTCATCACAGAAGTTTCGGAGAAATAACCAAAAGGCCAATGAAATCCTATTATACAAATATTAGCCATTAGCATAACAACTATAAATACAATAAATGGAACATAATATTTCCCTTTCAAATCAAACATCAACGCCGCATATAAGGCGCCGAGAAATAAAAAACTAAAAAACAAAAGCCACACAGCCGAATACAATAGCGTATTTAAGTCTATTTTAATAAAAAGGTCTGGATAGCCATAATACGATGCAACACCTTTCTGAAAAGAATATGCCATCGCATAAGCTAACGCTGAAAACATAGTTAATAAAGAAACTTGCTTTGTAAATATTTTCGCCAGGGGCATACCCGCCTCCGTTAGTTATATATATAGAGAGAGAAGTGACCATATTCTACCATAGGTGTATTAATGAATAGCATATTCCACCCCAGAGTTTATCAAAACCTCATAATCAATCACCAAACTAACATTCTGCGCGGCAACATCTGGGCGGGTATGGGAATGGGTAAAACCGTGGCAACGCTCACTGCGCTGGAAGATCTCTTTATGGCAGGGGCAGAAACATGCCCCGCACTGGTCCTCGCGCCGCTGCGCGTGGCTGCCAGCACATGGCCGGATGAAGCACTGAAGTGGGGACATTTGCGCAATATCGAGGTGCAGCCAATTATTGGTAATGCCAAAGCGCGCTCTATGGCGCTGACGAACAGCAACGCAAGCGTGTTCACCATCAACTACGATAACCTTGTCTGGCTGATTGAAGAATTGGGAGAACGATGGCCGTTCGGTACTGTCATTCCAGATGAAAGCACCCGGCTAAAATCCTTCCGGCTGCGCGGTGGTGGTAAGCGCGCGGCGGCGCTGGGCAAAGTGGCGCATAAGTATGTCCGGCGCTGGATAAATCTCACCGGTACGCCAGCACCGAACGGCCTGGTAGATTTGTGGGGACAATCGTGGTTTGTGGACCAGGGGCAACGTCTCGGGCGCACTTACGGCGCGTTTACCTCACGCTGGTTCAACTCGATACAGTTTCCGGGGCAGAGCTGGACCAAACTGGAGCCTTTTGCTCACTCACAGGGTGAAATACAGCGAGCGTTAGCCGATGTAACCCTCTCGCTGGATGCGGCCGACTGGTTCGATATCAAAGACCCCATCCATAACGTAATCCGCGTGGATATGCCACCGAAGGCCCGTCAGCAGTATCGTGAAATGGAAAAGGAAATGTTCCTCGAGCTGAATGGCGAAGGCATCGAAGCACCGAACGCCGCGGCAAAGACACTGAAGTGTCTGCAAATCGCCAGCGGCGCAGTATACACAGATGACACCGGAAGTTGGTCAGAACTGCATGACACCAAACTACAGGCGCTGGACAGCATACTGACCGAAGCAGCTGGCGCACCTGTGCTGGTTGCTTATCACTGGAAACACGATCTTGAACGCTTGCTTAAAGCATTCCCTCGCGGTCGTCACCTCGACCAGGATCCACAGACACTGCGCGACTGGAATTCCGGAAAGATTCCTGTTCTCTTTGCACACCCAGCCAGCGCGGGCCACGGCCTGAACATGCAGGACGGCGGAAATATACTGGTATTTTTCTCACACTGGTGGGACCTGGAGCAATATCAGCAAATTATTGAACGTATCGGCCCCACCAGGCAGATACAGGCCGGACACAATCGTCCGGTATTTATTCACCACATTATTGCTGCCGACACTATGGATGAAATGGTGATGGAGCGGCGCAACTCAAAACGAACAGTGCAGGACATCCTGCTCGATGCCATGAAAAAGAGAGGTATAGCATGAGCGAGAAACCCGACGATTTACTCACCCCGGATGAAGTATGCCAAAAGTTAGGTATTACACAGAAAACGCTATGTGAGTGGAATATTAAGCATCGTCATCGGGCTATCCTGGCACCAATTCGTTTCAGTGCAAAAGTAGTTCGTTATGAGCGCCGAAATATCGACGCTTTTATTCAAAAATGTCGCAGCCAGTATTAACCTCGCCGCCGTAGCAATGCCACCTGCGCAAGTATGCTCCGCTCGTGAGCCTCGAAAGCTTCGCGCTTCAACGCAATCTCTTCCTGTAAAATCTCATCAGAAAAGTCGTAATGTTCTGCCATCGGGTCATCTGACTTGCTGGAGTGGTGAAGGCAAAGGAGGCTGATTTCCCTTCGGTCTGAGCGGGAATAGCCTCTTTCCTTCATCAAGGCAATAACATTGCTCTTAAGGAATTTACGGCACATCGTATTAAATGCACCGTCTTTCCCTTTAACAGTCCCATCATGTTTTATTCCTTTTACAGCCCCGTCCGGGCTGTATGTTTTCACCAGCTTATCCAGTGATCGTTTTGAAAATGGCTGCATTGGATCACGTGGCTGCAAAAATACATAATCCCTGTTGCACTCAGGAACTGAATCACGCCAGGCTTTCTGCTCGTCGATAATCCGCCGGATCTCAGGGGTTATCGGCAGGCGGAAAGCCTTTTGTGTTTTCATAGCCCCTCGCATGCCGATAACCCCTTCCGGATAAACAATTTCACCAGCCTCCTCGTGAACGTAGTCCCAGCGCAGGTTATGGACATTAATCGGACGAACACCAGTGATGATCATGAAGCGAACAGCATTCTTCTGGTGTACAGAGGTGCAGGCAGCAACATTGAGCCAGAGTCGGGCGATTGATTCAATATCGGTAAAAAGCCGTGTGGGGGTAGGTTTCTGTACGCGGGAGGAAACATAATCATCTGGCAGACTGGCGGCAACATTGCGGCCGTTGCAAAGAGTAGGTGCGCAGAACTTCCAGAACCGACGGAGCTCGGCAAACAACTCCAGGGCGTTATTGTTCGAGCGAGTAGCGATCCACTCGTCCAGCACTTCCACCAGCCGATTGTATGTTACGTCGCTGAACACCTCGCGCTCGCCGAACGTTGCTTTAATCCGGTCGATACGCACCCCGTAGGTTGTGAAACTGTCCGGGCTCAGCTTCTGCCGGGCGACTTTGGCTTTGAGGTCATCCCGGTACATTTCCAGCGCTGCATGTACGGACTCTGCCCGCAGGCCACCGTCAGCCATACCTAGCGCTTTTTCGCGCGCCAGCTGGATAGCGAGCTCCGGCCACTCGCCGAGCTTTTTACCTTTGAGGCCCATCTTTTTTGGAAACTCGGCGTAAAATGTAACCTTACCGGCTTTGCTGAAATCGATACGGAGATAGTTCTCTTTTTCGTATTTGGAACGGCGAGCCACGCCGGAAGCAGCGAGGATGATTTTGGCGGCAGCAACACAGATTTTCATGTGTGCGCTAGTATAGGGGGGTTTACAGGCGTCCCATTTTTCAGAAGCGGCTAAAACATCGTCATTATTGGGGCTATCCGGATTATGTGTTACAGTGCGCGGCATTCTCAATCCTTATCTGCGTAGGCGCAGAAAACAAGCTCACACATACAAGTCTTTTCTACGGGACAAAATGCAATGTGTTGCGGTTTAGTGTTGCTGGACTGAGTTTATCAAGGTTAAATACACTGGATCAACATACAGTAAGTTAATGACAGTAAAGCATACAAACTCGATACAACTTACTGATTTTAAAATGATTTAACGGTAATTCATTGAAATGTCTTTACTAATTACTAAACGCTGTATTAATTGTGATATGTGTGAACCCGAATGCCCGAATGAGGCGATTTCAATGGGAGATCATATCTACGAGATTAACAGCGATAAGTGTACCGAATGCGTAGGGCACTACGAGACACCAACCTGCCAGAAGGTGTGCCCGATCCCCAATACTATTGTGAAAGATCCGGCGCATGTCGAGACAGAAGAACAGTTGTGGGATAAATTTGTGCTGATGCACCACGCGGATAAAATTTAA